TAGAATCTGCTGTTCCTGGTCCAAAGTGGAAGTGTGGTCCAGTGCTCTTTCCTGTAGATCCTTGAATGAAATTTCCTTTGGAAGTTGAAGAAACGTTTAGATTTGTAGGTGATGATTGTTGTGAAGAAGAGACTTGTGCTTGTGAGGATGATGAACTTGCTTTCTGATATTCTTTCCAAATTTTATTACCATGCATTGCACCTGTTGTTCCAAGAGCATCTGGACTAGTTAAATCCTCAAAACTTCCAGATATGTGTGCGGCACCAAATCTTTTAACTAAAAATTCAACAGAAGCATCGCGATATTTTCTTTTAATTTGTGTTAAAGTATTGGTTGCGTGTTCTGAAAACAGAGAATCCTGATCTTTTGCGGGAAAATATTTTAATAACTTTCTTGCTGCATTTCTATCAGATCCATTAGCTCTTTTTAAAAGATCCTCTGCTATTGCCTCCTCACCCATTGCTTTTGCATTTTTGCGAATAATTGCTGTAGTATCAGATCTATAAGTCATAAATTGGTATCTTCCTAAACCATGACCTCCACCACGAACAGTAACGCCAACAGAATCATAATTGCCTTCAGCTGCTCCTGTTGCAGTTGCTAATGCTTTTAAATTTACACCGTAAGCAGTTCCGTTTAATCCCGTCCCGCTAGAAGTAGAAGGTTGACTTTCTGGGAACTGGGATGGTCCTTCTGAACCCAATGGCGGTGCATCTTGACCACTTGCAATCCCCTCACTAAGTGATGTTGTCATTAATTTCAAAGCATCATCTATTGACGATGACATATCAGAAAGATTTTGATTTAGTTGTCCAAATGTATCTTTTACTCTATTAGAAGTATCAAAAAAATCAAACGACGCTATGTTTTGAGCAACTGAACTAAGAAGATTGAACATGTTACCAACAAATCCAATTGCACCTTTGACAAAGGTAGCAACAATTGAAACTCCCTTATAAATTCTAGCAACAAATTCTTTTGCCATCCCAATCCAAGTTGGTAAGTTTTTAAGTAACCAACCAACTCCTAGATATGCAATAGCAGATAAAATTCTACCCAAAAATCCTTTACCAGCGTTAAGAATAGACTTTTCAGTAGCAAATCCTGGAGAAAGAACAGATGCCAAATTAGATGCTTCGAGTTGATCTTCTGCTTCTTTTTTTATTATAGCGTCTCTTCTTTTTTGAAAAAGACTTTTACTAGTAAATACTGCTTGAGTTTTTATTTTAGTTCTATTTAAAATAATTTTTTTAGTATCACTAATTACTGTCCTCGTATTGGACAGACTTCTTTTCATATTTAAAACTGTAGAAGAAATACTATTAATTGATTTCGTGCTAGGAGATAAACTTAAGAGTGCCATTCTACATCACCACATTATAACTTAACTGAGAATACATGATGTAAAAATTATTAGGATTACTTGAAGATATATCTGGTGCATTATTTGTCATCCCTGGAGCTTGAGATGGTGTCGGTGGAGATTGTTCAGGTTTCGGTTGTGTTAAAACAACTTGTGGTGCTGGTTTAGAGATAGGACCTAGAGAACTCTCAGATTGTTTCGATTGCACGTTTGACTCTATTGTCGCACTTACCAAATCTCGTTCTGATTTTTGATCAGCAGATCTTTCCATCTGCACTTGTGAAGACGACGACTGAGCAGTCCCCATAGATGTCGCTTCATCTGTAGATGTCGTCCCATCTGTCCCCGTGATATTCATCACGGCGTTGGGTGTCACAGGAGTTATTTCAGCGGCTGGTGTTGATGAACTTGGTGTTGATGAACTTGGTGTTGATGAACTTGGTGTTGATGAACTTGGTGTTGATGAACTTGGTGTTGGTGCTGGTTTAGGTGTTGGTTTTGATGCTGGTTTTTGTTCCCCACCTAAAATTCTAGATGCTTCAAGACCCACTCTTCCAACAGCTGCAAATCCACCAACTACAGGCAGCATTGATAAAGCACTTAAAGCTGCTCCTGGCAAATCTCTTTGACTCAAATCATAAACAGTTGAAGCTCCACCAAGAAACGTCCCAAGACCAGGAGTAAATCCACCAGCAATTCTTCCCCCTCCTCTAGCAGCCGCTGCACCACCGCCGCCTCTCATAAAATTAAAGAACTTAGTCATTAAGTTCGTACTACCTGTCACAACAGGTCTTGCACCTCTAGCAGCAGCGGCGGCAGCAGGAGCTCCTCTACCCAAAGCCAAAGCTCCTCTACCCAAAGCACCTAGACCTCTGAACGGTAGTAAAATTAGTTTAGCAATTAAACCACCGACTTTGAAAACTACACCGCTCAGTAGTCTTAAAAAGACAGCAAATCCAACATTAATTGCTAGTAAACCAGCACCAGCATATAATAAGTTCTTAAGAATACTATTTTTAATTTCATCAAATACTTTAAAGTTTTTGTCCTTGAATGCCTTTAGTAGTTCAATTCCTTGAAGGGTGAACCACCCACCAAGAAGATAAAATAATGCCCTTTTAATCCTATCAAATATTCCTTCAGTCTTCTCAATAACTTTTCTTACTGGACTAACTAAGGCATTTTGTATTTTCTTTTCTAATTCATTCTCACGACCTCTTTTTATGTCCCTATCAATTATTTGCCTCTCATTACTTTGCTCTGTTTCAATTCTTCTTTGTTCGGAAATAGACTCTCCTCTAAGAAGTTTAGCAATATCTCGAACACCATTTGTTAAACTAAGAACTTCTACACGAACAAACTCAATCTGTTTGGAGATTGTTCCAAGAGAAGATTGATTTGCCTTTACAATTGCTAAACTTTGGGAACTTGCTAATTCGTTGCTATCTTGCCTAACTAAGGCACCACCACGACCACGAAATACTGAACTAGAAACCGACGCTCTACGAAATAATGCTTTCCTGGCTTCAGCAGACAAATAAGATCCCGTTCTAGGATCTACACCTGTTTGTGCTATGGTTATTGCATCAGCCATTCGTTATGCCGTTTTTAAGATTTTCTTCTTCTATGAACTGCTGAAGAAGAGAGATATAAATTTCTCTCTCCCAAGGTATCATATTTTCTAATTCTGTTAATGAATATTTATGATGCTGCATGAGGGCAAAGTTTGTTTTGTAGTATGACTCAAGAGAATCATGAGCCATCCCTACGCGAAAAAACTTGTTAGACCCTCTAGAACAACTTCACTTTCAACTTCAGTTTTTGGATTCTTAACTTTAATCGTATGAGAAAGTTTTGGCATCGTTTCAAAGAACTTTTCAATCTCTTTAAATTGTTTTGAACTTAATTGATCAACAAAATCAAATAATTCTTTTTTTGTACAATCAGATGCTGACCAAGTTTCGTCTTCAGAATAAACTTGCTCAATACATCCACTAATCAGATCAAAAGTATCATCAACTGTCACATCATTAAGATTAAAATTATTTTTAATAAACTGACTCAATGAAGGATATCTCATTCTCATTGTCAGATTAGAATCTAACCTAATATCTCTAGTATGACTTGAATTAGTTTGAACCTGAATCTCATCTAAATTAATGGATACTGGAACTTGAGTAATCTCATCATCAGGGCAAGTGACTAAAACATCTACTGTTTCACCTACAGACTTTCCTCTGATGTTAAGGAATAGATACTCAATATCAAAAGTAGCTAAGTTTTCTACTTTGACTCCCTTTGTTAGAATACAATTTGAAATAACTGTTTTGATTGCGTTTGTAATTTGCTTATCATCTTGACTTTCCATTGCGATGATAAGAATTTTTTCTTCTTTAACTAGAAATGGTCTGTACTTTATTGACTTTCCTGTCGATGGTAGTTGCAACTCATAGGTTGGTGTTGCAATTGTTGGTAAAGGCATAATAACCTATAATATTATCAGTAATTTATTTATACCCCAATATTAAGGTTTAAATCCTGTTTCACCAGCAACGAATTTGTTGCTAGTAAATCTTGACGTATCACTAAGTCCCCCAGTTCCTACATTAAAATCAGGTTTTTCACCATAAGTCCAAGATTGTGGATAAGTTCCACTGGTAAGTGGGGTTAAATCTTCAGTATTCAAAGGACCACCTTTGTATCCAGCATAGTCTAAAGTAGATTGACCATCTTTATTATTATCAATACCTCTTTTCTGATCGATTGAAGAGATTGGCCCACAAACATAGCGAGTAAATTCAAAAGTTCCAGATACTGTTAAAATTCTAGAACTATCATAAGAAACATTGACATTGCCAACATTAGAAGGAAACATTCCAAAAAATGTATATTCAATATTTTTACCGTAATCTCTATCAAACTTAACAATTTTAGTTGATTCCATCTTATAATATTCTGGATATTGCATTCTGATAAAATAGTTTTTTCTACCCTGACTTACAGAATCAGATTCAGTTCCTATTGGATTATGAGATCCACTTGCAATAAATTCTGCCCAGTGCTCTAAAAACTTTAATACTTTATAATCACGATCAACATAAAATCCTAAACTGACTTGTCCGTAAATTCTACTATGAGCAATCTTTTCTTGAATACCCATGTAGTTTCCTGCAATATTTGCAGTTGCTAAACTCCCGTAGGGCAATTCTGCAGAATTGCATAGTAGTCCAACGTCACCAGTTATAAATCTAGAATCAATACCTCTACTAGACAGATAAGATGATAATTGAGGTGGAGGTGCTCCAAACTTGACTTCATAATGTGAGGTTTGAGCTAAATTTGTTAGTACTCTTTTAAATTCTGATATTTTTCTTGGTCTTGGTGCTGGCACTCTAAATACCTGTATTATGAGTCTTTTAGTTATTTAGATGTCCTATAAGGGAAAATATCAACCATCATACCCCCAAAAATATAAAGGTGACCCCACAAATATAATTTATCGTTCTTTATGGGAGCGTAAATTCATGAAATATTGTGACCTTAATGAAAGTATTTTAGAATGGGGCAGTGAGGAGATTGCACTACCCTATCGTTCTCCAATTGATCGTCGTATTCATAGGTATTTCCCAGACTTTTATATTAAAGTAAAAGAATCGAATAATATCATTAAAAAATATTTGATTGAGATAAAACCCAAAAGACAAACTGTTCCTCCACAAAATCCAGGCAGACAAACTAAAACATATATTCGTGAAGCATATGAATATGCAAAAAATCAATCGAAGTGGGCTGCTGCAAAAGAATTTTGTGCTGATCGTGGGTGGAGTTTTAAAGTTATAACAGAAGATGAGTTAGGTATTAAGTGATGCCAAGAAAAACTCTTAAAGACAAACAAGATAAACAACAAAAACTTCAACAAAGCAAAGCAATTAAAAATAGGGTTCTACCACTTGTAGAAAGTATAAATGGAACTGAAGATGCTGATGATTTAATGGGAGAATTATTAGGTCTTTTATCTGAATCAGGAAGTTCTACAGTTGAAGCTGGTAAATATTATACTTTTGTCTATTCACCAAAAACATCTGGAATTAGTTATGATGAATATCCTTTAGTTGCAGTAACTGAAGTTTTACAATGGGGATTCAAAGGATTTAACTTTCATTGGAATGATGGTAGGCAATATACATGGACCGAAATCGTCGGTGGAGTATATAACATTTTAGATCAAGAAATTACAGACGTAAGAAAGATACCTTTTGGAAAAATACGTTCTAAATAGTTAGAAAAAAATAAATGGTAGTTAAGCCTTGGGAACAAAGATCATCATCATCAAAAAGTAATCCCCCATCTTCTTCTGCTGGGACTTCTGCTCCAGCTAAACCACCTGCTAAAAAATCAAACACAAAAAAAATATATAGATATCCATTCGACAGAATTGATGAGGGAGACGATTATTTAAAAATAGATATTATTGATTATGTTGGTGGGGGATTAAACGCTGTCAGTGCCCAGTCTTTTGCATTAATGACTACAGATCAAACATTAGCAAGAGAAAAACAAGTTGTAAGAGAAACAATTATTCTTCCTATTTGTGAAAGTATAGGAGATACAAATAATGCAGACTGGCAAAATAGTGATATGGGCGCTCTAACAGCGGGTTTAGCTGGTTCGTTTAATAACTTTTTAAGCCAAGCTGGTAGCGGTGATCTCCTCGGTGCGGCTGGGGTGGCGGTAAAGGACATTGTGGCAAAGGCTGAAAATTTAGCCACTAGTAAAGAAGGGGGGAGAGCCATTCAAACTGGGGCGGCTTCTGCGGCTGCCGCAGCCCTTACTGGTGAAGGAAATTTAACTACGGCAATTAATAGAGCTACTGGTTTAACAATCAACCCTAATAGTCAAATGTTGTTTAATGGAGTGTCTCAGAGAAGTTTCCAATTTAGTTGGGATTTAGTTCCAAGATCAAAAAAAGAGTCTGATGAGATAAAATCGATAATAAGACTATTTAAATATTACATGGCTGCTGGCAAAGGTAATCAATCTCAAGCTGGTGGAGGATTTTTTATTAAATCCCCCAATGTATTCCAACTTACATATATGACTGGTCAACGACCACACGCATTTTTGAATCAATTCAAACCAATGGCTTTGACAGGTATGAGTATTAACTATACTGGATCTGGAACTTACGCCACATATAGTGACTCAACCCCAGTTCATATGCAATTAACTTTAAACTTATCAGAACTAACACCTATTTACAGAGAAGATTATGATACAAAATTTGGAAAACAAGGAGTAGGATACTAAGATGGCATACTTTAGAGAACTACCAGATTTAGAGTATCAATCACCATTACCTGGCAGAAATTCTTCACTAGATTATGTTAGAGCAAAAAATCTTTTTAAAAGAGTAAAAATTAGAGACGACTTACAGAAAATTTTCACAATATTCAACAAATATACCATTTTTGATGGAGCAAGACCTGATACAGTAGCAGAGGCATTATATGAAAATGCAGAATTTGATTGGGTTGTGCTGATTAGTGCTGGAATACTTAATGTAAGAGATGAATGGCCACTTTCAAACTACGATTTATATAATTACAGTTATGAAAAATATGGAGACGATCTTAATTCTACTAGATTTTATGAAACCATAGAAGTCAGAGATATTGATGGCAGATTAATTCTTCCTGCTGGAAAAGTTGTTGATGCTAATTTTACAATTCCAGATCCAATCAATAAATCTCAAAATCTACAACAATCTAAAGTTATTGTAGCAATTAATAATTATGAATATGAAGTTCGTAAGAACGAAGCAAAAAGAAACATTTATGTATTAAAACCAGAGTACTTGCCAAGTTTATTAACTGATATTAGAAAAATTATGGTCTATACAGAATCATCTCAATATGTTGATTCTAAGTTAATCAAGACTTCTAACACTAGAGTCAAATCTCCATAAAAGGGGGGCACATGGCCCCCCCGTTTATCAGTCTTCGGCAAGACGGGCGAAGTAAGACAGAGCATCGTCGTCTTCATCCTCCACAGGTGCAGCAGCACGACGGGTGGGTTTCAGACTAGACAGTTCCTCACGAAGATCATCGTCCAGTTCCTTCACAGAACCACGAGTGTTGTCTTCATCGAGATCTTCAGGATCTTGATAGCGGGGAGTGCCTTTGGTGCCGAGCACATATTCCAGACGCTTCTTCAGTTCATCATAAGACTTGAACTGATCGGCGGCAGTCAGTTCAGCAAGGGAGAACTGCTTCTTCCACACTGCTTCCATTGCATCATCATCGTCCAGAAGAGGAGCAGATTTTGCAAACTCACTGGAGTCATAGTTGCGATAACCAGCGACGTTCTTTGCTTTCAGTTTGAAGTTGGCACCCTGCCAGAAGTCAAACGGATCAATCGCTTCTTCATCTTCAAACTCGGGTTGCATCGCAGCAGTCAGTTTGTCGAAGATCTTCTTACCATATTTAAACAGGAACACTCTGCCTTCATTGGCAGGGTTTGCAGGATCCTTCACCACATAAACATTAGACACATAAGTCAGTTTGCGCTTCTGCTTACGGGCAAGTTCCTTACCAGCATCAGTGCCGTTGTTCCACAGTTCAGAGTTCAGTTCAGACACAGGATCTTTCTGTCCCATAGTGGTCAGAGAGTTCTCAATATACCAACCACCAGGTCCCTGAAAGGCGTGACTGTAGAGTTTCACGAACGGCAGGTCTTCACCGTTGGGGGCAGGAAGGAAACGGATCACGGCATAACCATTGCCGCTCTTATCTACATCCAGTTTCCATACGCGGTCATCACTAGAACCGCTACTTGTATTCATTTTTTCGACTTCTTTGACCAGTTTAGCGGTCAGATTACCCAGTTTGGACTGCTTTTTAAGATCTGAAAAGCTCATTTTAGATTCGGGGGATTAATTGGATTTGTCGGATTTGTTTTTCGACATCTTTATTATAGGAGACCTATAAAGGGAAGTCAAGCCCTTGTCCATTTTTTATGTTGGGTTCTTCCTTGTTCTCCTTTAAGAACTCTTCTCATAGCGGCTGGATCTAATTTATTACACATACAAAATTCTTTAAGATTTTGTGTAATATGGATATTTCCAGAAGGATCTTTTAACTTCCAAATAATTGGATTTTTTATATACTTATTTTTTCTTGCTGCTCTATTATGCAAAGAACATAAAGAAATATTTTCAGATTGAGTTCCCCATTTTAAGTTATTAAGATTATTATTTTTTGGATTATCATCTAAATGAAGGACATTTGGATAATTGTTTGGATTCTCCAAAAAACATTTTGCTACTAAACGATGAATATATTCAGAAACCCATTTTCCTTTATCACTTTTTATGGATACAAATTTATATCCATAATTATTTTCATAAGAATTTATATAATCTTTTTTAGAGAGAGAAAATACTTTTCCAGTATCTTCAACAAGGTAGTTTGAAAACCCATCAAGTTTATTAAACATATTAGTGTCTTTTACTATATTTATTTAGTAAAAGACATATTATA